CTTAAACTGGAGATTTCGCTTTCTTGACTGGCAGCATTGGCCTGAGTAGAATATGTTGCATTGGCATAGGTATAGAAACTGCCAATGTTTGCATTTATAGTTGCAATACTTGCATTGGCTGCTGTAATTTCACTTTGTAATGTATTGATTTGTCCGCTTTGAATTGTATTTGCGGCAATTGTACTGTAAGTTGCATTGGCATAAGTTTCAAAACTTGCCAAGTTGGCATTGATTGTTGCAATACTTGCATTAGCACCCGCTATATTGGCATTGATACCAATAATGGTGCTGCTGTTGTTTAATGTTCCTGCATATGTGGGCAAATAAGCTGCCACATTGGCGTTGCCATAAATTGTGCCACTACTATATGGTTGTCCATTGGCCCAATATACTCCAGAAACCACAGTTAAATTACCAATTGTAACAGCACCACTTAATAATGCAGTTACATTTGCATTACCATAAGTTGAACCAGTAGCTGTGGAAATAGCAGATATACGACCATCTGCCCCAACAGTTATAACTGGAATGTCATTAGCGTCTCCATAGGTGCCACTTGTAACACCTGTGGGCAAGGTTGTTGCTGCAACATCTAAATTACTATTAGTTAAATAAAATCCAATACTACTGCTATTAGCCAACAAATTATATAATGTTTCTGCATTGTTTAAAACAGAAACATTACCAGAGCCAATGTAAAGACCAGTTGTATTGCTTACATTTACGACATTACCATTTGAGTAGCCGTATAAACCATTGCTTGACATATTTTAATCCTTATCTTGCTGTGTAGCGTCTATCTTTACGTGGTTGGAATATAGATGTTAAACGAGTATTACCTCCGCTCCATTTGCCTTTGTTGTTTTGATCTTCAATTGTGTCCCAGGCCAAATTGTATTTGGCATCCCAGGCAGCGGCATCATCTGGCATTTTGCGTTTTAGATAGTATTCACGCAATGCTCCATAAACATATCCTTCTGGCCAACTTTGTAATACAACGTTGGTCAATACTTCATTACCATTTACATCAGTGGTAAACAGTTGTGGCCAAGTTGTAAAGTAGTACATGTTGATCACTGCACCAGCACTTAGGCCAGGTATAAATTCATATACTTGTCCAACCTCACTAAACTTACCACGATAAACTTGTGGTATGTTCATGGGCTTCAAATATAAGTTTTCAATCATTTGATCAGCAATCATATCACGATCACCAATTCTGTCATAGACTATCCAAGGACCACCGCCAGAGTTGCTTGCGGTGCCATTGGGACCTTGATTAAAGAACAGGATAGGCCTATTCATGTCTGCAGGAATAGGCACATATCCATTTGAGTCTGCGACACCAAACGTTGTATAGGGGTTGGTTCTTAGGGCTGGTAATTCAATATTACGCATGCCTAATTCTGCCATGTATATACAGTCTTGTATTTCTTGATTGTTAGTTGATCCTGTCCAGTTTTGGATAAAGGTTACAAGGCCATTGGCGTCTGGTATAAAAGTTGACATTAGTGTTTTCCTGCAAAATTAGCACCTTCAAAAAAGGCTTTTTGTCCCACTGCTGCGGGATATGGCACTTGAATTGGTATTGGCAATTTGCCACCTGGATAGCAGACAAAAGCATTGTATTCTTTTTCCACTACTTTATAAAATTGTGCCTTTAGTGTTTTATCTCTTTTGATAGCTGCCCAAGGCATACCACCAAAATATTTGTTGCAAATTTCAAATGCAATAACTTCTGGAAGCTCCATCCATTTGTAGCCCAATTTGCCATCTGGCATAAGTGGTGCTAGTGGATCCATGTATCCTTCCTCTGCTCTTGCACGATATTCCTTGCAGTGTTTTAGTATTGCAGGGATATTAAATTGTTCTCTGGTTAAAAATGTTTTACCATCTTCACGCCCAGTTGTTGTTTTGACATTTTTGCTTAGGTTAAAGTCTTCACGCTTCCAATCACTTTTTAATGTGTTGAAAAGTTTGTCATTTTGTAGTAGTCTATCTGCAATACCATTGTCAGATGTTACTAATCCACCTTTATCCCAGCGATGTGCGTTTTCGTCAAACTCTGGATCTACGTCATCCAGTTGACTTTTGTCGTGGTAGTTATCAAATTCGTCCATATTATTATTTAGTCATATAGGAAAAGGCCCACGAAGGGCCTTTCCATTTAATCTAATTATAAAAATTAGAATGCGTTGCCATCCCAGGCATTTAGACGTTGTACATATGCTGTTGGGCGTAATGTACCACTTGCACCAGTGCTTGGGTTTACACCAACATAAGTTCCGTTAGGACTAATGTCGTGCAAACATGCAACACCTGCTGGGTTACGTACAATCAATGTACCTTCCAAGATGAACTGATCTAGTGATGCATCTGCATTACTAAACACTTCATTATTAGGTCCTAGATCACGTAGTGAACCCCATTGTAACACTTCTTCATTCAAGAAGTAAATGCTATTACCTGCACCAACTTGGTCCATGATCCATGAATCAAAGATTTCGTAAGTGTAGTTAAAATCGCCTTCGTATGTGGCAATTGTGTCACCACGCTCACTGTTCACACGGTTGATAGAACGGCTTGTAGGCATTGTATCAGAAATGTGTGTACGTAATGATGTTGGGCAAACGATTGTACGGATTTTAGCGTTGAAACGTTGCTCTGCAGTTGTAACCAATTGCTTGTACAAGCTAGGTGCAAATTGTTGCAATTGACCTGTATAAGAATAGAAGTTACTACCTAGGTATTCACCATTGTTAGCGTTAGAAACACCAGAACCAATAGTCAACACGTTTGCTGTACCAGCTGTTGTAACGTCACTGCTTTCGTTGTTGAAAACTGTGTAGAAGTTACTGTTAGGTGCAACAGAGAAACTGTGTGTACCAGCAAAACTGTTCAATGAACCCATTCTGCGTCCAGTTTGTGGTCCGTATGTTGTTACAGAACCAGATACTGGGCTTACTGGAGGTGTGCTTGAAGGTGCTTGGAAACTAGAGTATGTTACATACTGAACGTTACCAGATTGGTTACCAGTTACGTTAGAAACAAACACTGCTGTTGCTCCTGCACTTGTTAGTTCAACAACGCCAGCATTACCTGTTAAAGTACCACCTTGGATACCAGTTGTAGAACCAACAACGTTACCAGCAAAGCCAACAGCTGAACCAGCTTGTCCGCTATACTTTGTACCAATTTGGTCTTGACGAACAATTTGTGCTTCCACGTCAAACATCAATTCAATCAATTGCTTGACTTCTTGATATGCTTGTGGGTCACCACCAGATTGCTCAACGGCACGTGCTGTACCAGTTGCACCAACTACTGTGCTGAAAATTTGAGTATAGTTACCCAAGTTAGCACGGCTTTGTGATTCAACTAGGCCTGAACTTACTGCTTGGCCTTCTTGGTTAGCTTGGATTTGTGGTAGACGATAAACGTCATTTGTCCACAATGGTAAAGTGCTAACAACTTTACGCTTTTTAGCCATACACATGTTTAGAACAGGTGTGTCATCTTTAACGCGATTTGAAACGTCTAAGTCTAAGTCTTTAACAACGATATCAGTTTGGTATGAACCTGTACCATTGCCAATGACTGCGGTTGAATTATAACCTTGTGCTGCCATAATATTTCTCCTTTATTATAATATTGGCTTTTATCTTCTTGCTCCACTTCTTGCTGCTCTTAATGCAGACAATTGTGCTACAAGTAGATTATCAGCGGCTTTTTTATCGCCACTCTTGGCTTTTTCACGAAGGCTAGAAACTTCATCTCCTTGACGTCCTGATGGCACTGAACTACGGGTGTTGCGTGTTGTGACTGCGGCAAAACTACTGCCTGCTGTCTTGGATTTGGGTCTGTCTCTATATTTTAATCCATCACGTAACAAACTTAAAATATGTTCGTCACTGGCAATTAGATCTATATTGTTGACACCAGGAACCATTTGGTTATTGGCTGCTGCCCATCCCTTGGCAATCTTATCACGAGTCTCTTCATATATCGCAGAATTACGCAATTCCTTATCTTGGAATTGTTTGCGATTATTTTCTAAAACTTCGCGTACTTGATTGCTACGCATTTGGTAAAACTGTTCCACATTGGGTTTAAGCGTATTCACAGTCTGTGCTACTTGTTGTAGGTAGCGTTCATTCTGTTGCATACTAGCTTGAATCTTTGCCTGTTGTGCAGGATCAGATGTCTGTGCCAGTTGTTGCTTAAACACATTTTGGTATTGTTGTACCTTGATAATGTCGTCATAAGCCTTTTGTAGCTGAGGACGAACCGTAAACTCCATTGCCAACATAAGCCCATCAGTTTCAGTTTTTTTAGTTTGAAGATATTCATCAAACTCTGCTTTTTGGATCTTAAGTTGTCTTGCTTCTTCGCTAATTGCGGCTCCTTGACCTAATATAGCTGCAGCTTTCTTGGCATCAATTTCAATTTCCTTGCCATTACGCATAAATTTAAATTTAGCGTTGGGATGCGTTTCCGCAAAATCAAGAAAATCAATTACTTCTGCTTCAGTTGAATCTGCTTGGCTTACCTCTTGGGGGGCGTCCGCTTCATCAATGCTTTCACTATACTCTGCTTCTGGTTCAGCAACTTCTGGCTCAATCAAATTGGTATCGCTCTCAGGATTTTCATCCTTTACTTCAACACCCTGTGGTGCCACGGGGGCTTTTGCCTTTGCCTCAGCATCAGTACCCGTCCCAGGTTGTATGGTAGCTGCTACATGGTTACGCATCGCGGCCATTTTCGCTGCTATTGCATCCAGTCCAACACTGGCTTCTGCGACAGGTACCGTCTCTGGTTGGAGATTAGGCCTGTCAACTACTATGTTTTCCATAGTGACTCCTCTTTTATGCTATGGGGCCTGCAGGTGCCACTTGGCTATTCTGCTGACTTACCACGCGATTCTTGTAATAAACCGCTCTTTTAAGCGATTTAATAAATTCATCAAGTCCAGAGAGTTGATTTGCTATTGCAATTCTCTCTGCATTTTGATCTGCTGTGTGTCCACCTAGTTCTGTTAACACATCAATGCGATCAAATTTAAATGTATGTACAAAGTAAGCAAAATCTCTATTCTTCATTAGATTTTCTGCTTGTGTACCAATCTCTTTGACACGATCCAATTGGCTTGGTGTCATTGTTTTAATATTATTGGGATCTACGTTAAGGCGTTTGTTGAACGCCTCAACGACATCGTCATTTATAATCATTGCATTACCTTATAAGGTTATTTATGTAATTAAAATGCTCTGGCTTTATGTTCGTCAACTAGACTGTAACCATCCAATTGCATTTTGGCACTGCTGCCCTGTGTATTGGCAATAATTTCCTGTGCACGTGCTTGATCCAACGCAGCACCTGCTTTGTCTTTGAGATCTTTAGCAGGAGGATTTTGTTGTGCGGCCTGTGCAGCTTGTTGTGCACGTTGTTGTGCTTGTTGTGCCATAGTGCTGGCTTCTTCAAACGTAATCAAATAAGTGTCTGCTTCTTTTACGCTTAATGTATACAACATATCTTCATAGGGCTTACGCATCTTCTTGAATATGTTGGGATCACTTATGCCTTGTGCAATTGCCGCTTGCAATTCTGCATTAAATTGTGTTTGTGCCTGTTTGATCATTTGGCTACGTTGTAAACTGTTTTCTTCACTGTTCATTCCCAGTGCTAGTTCAATGTGAATAGTTTTACGTTCATTGTAATCATAGTTTTCAAATGCTTCTGCATCTAAGAATATGGGTTTGCCTTCTGGATGGAACTCTTGTGCTAGTTTTTTAACACCATAGTCATCTGCGTGTGCAATTAATGTTCTCCATATCAACCAAATAGCATCCTTCAAACCTTCAGCACAATTTTTAACTGTGTTGTCTTGTATAATTTGGTTTGGACTTAGTGCTAGATTTAGTTTAGCTCCTGAATTACCTGGATCCATTACTTCTGGATTGAATACATCCTGTGGTGATGTCATACCCACCATGCTCATTTGGTCCTGTTGCATACGTTGTAAGGTATTGTCCATGAATGTGGGGTTGCCCTGTGGTATAGGCATAGAATAGATATCTTTTGCAGGATCAAATTTGCTGTCTAGGATAAAGATAGCTGCTTCGCCATCCTGTATCATTTCAAAGTCTACTCTATCTGGTTTGACACCAGTGCGTGGAGTTGATTGTAGCAAGCCCATCATGAGTTCTGCACGATATCCTGATGTCATATATTCCTGCATGGGCACTACTGATTCAGCAATGGCCATTCCATAGAAGTTTTGTGGCAGGGGTTTTGGTACCATGTTGGCCACAGGAATAAATTCTACTTCTCTAGCTGAAATAACGTACTGGCCACTGTAGATAAGTTCAACAAGTTCCAACTCTCCATCACCATCAATATCGTAACGATTCCAAACAGTAAGAACAGTGACTTGTCGTGCTTCAGGCTCCTGAGCGGAATAACCCTGTGCAGGAAGTCCGTTAATAGGCACACTATCACGAGCATGAATAGCCAAATTGTTAAGGAGTGATCCAGCTTGATATGAACCAACGTTGGAATATTCAGCATAGATTTTAAACTCCTCTAGGTCAATGTCTGGATACAGTTCTGTTGCTTCCTGTATGCTCATGGGTTTGTAAAAACCACAAAATGGTTGCTCTTGAATTTCTATCACAGTGGGGTCACACATCCAATAGTGTTGTGCAATTGGGCGAAATTTTACGTTCAGTGTGTAACCAGTCAGTTTATATTCTGCATCATAAACTGTGTTGCGGTTTATACTGTCCATTAAGGCATCTTCACCGTCTTGTAATTGTACATTGTTTTCGTCTGCGACGTCATCAAAAGGTGCATGTTGTAGTTCACCAGAAGCATATTGTTTGCTACGATCAATTCTATCCTGTATGATCTGTTGTGCTTGTTTTTCGTCTGCGTCTTTGATAAATTCTTTTGTTTCTGCTACAACTTTTATTAAGTCTACATGGCTTTTACGTCTTGTGTTGCGTTTTACTTTTAGGCCTGACTCTTCTGCTTGTTGTTCAAATGCTTTTAATTGATCCAATGTGCCCTGTGTGGTTACATAACGTGTAACTTGTTCACGCATGGGTGCAATCAACATCTCACCATTTTTATGCAGTGCAGCATCCATTGTCCAGTGTTGTAAAATAAAATGTGGATCATTGTTTTGGTTAATGATCTTGTGCACCATTTCTGTTGCTTGGCGTGATGCTATTTCGTCATCTTCATTGTCTGCAACAAATTCAAAATTGATCTCGCCATTTTGTGCTAGACCCTTGACAATAACTGCACTGGCATAATCCACTACGGGTTTTACAACTGGGTGTATGTAGTCCAAGCCATTTACAGGTTCTGTACTGTCTGTAATGGCCAATACTAGATAATGATAGTCACTGGTTCTGTTTATGTTGTTTTTTGTTGCTAATAAGCGTAGATTTGCTGCACATTTTTGGTCCAACAAACTCTTCATTTTTACGAATCTTGCTAGAGATCCACTGTTTGTGTTTAAGTTGCTTACTACAGCGTTTTTTAGGTTTAGCATTTAGATTATACCTTGGGTCAATATATTATTTAGCGGTTATTCGCCCGCACTGTATACCCGTTTCCAAGCTGGACGTTCTATCTGTGCTTGTTGGGTACGACGTACTTTTAAGTTGTGACTGGCATCACGGAATCGTTGTTGTGGACTGCGGCTGTCCCAGGGTTCTGCCCATCCATTTAAACAACCCAGTAGTGCATAACGTGCTGAGTCAATACAGTCATCTGGATCACTGAAGCGACCTTTGTCATCTACAAAATAGTTTTGACATTCACGCAAAAACTCCACACAGTTTTCATTGATATGCAGTGTGCCCAACTCCATCATTTGACGCATCATGTTGATACCAAAACTTTTGTGGTTAGTGACTTTGCCTTGATCATCTGGAGGATTATGTATGGGCTCTGGATACACATTTAGTTCATATTGTTCAAACAGTTGACGTATGCTGAGACTGCTCATTGTATAACGTCCCACAGTGCCTGCATCTGGAGGCAACACAATGGGCGTGCCAAATACTTCAGGACGCATTAGATGTTGCACATAGTTTATGGGATTGGCTTCTTCTGTGCCCTTGACTACTATTTGTTTGTCCAACCACGCTTCCTGTTCATGTGGCATATAGTAGATTAGGCTTAGTACTGTTTTGTCATTTACCAAGCCCAAATCAAGAGCAATAAGCCTATGAATACCAGTAACGTTCCTAAAGTCATATTCACCATTTTTGTAAGTGGGCCAATTGCGGATTTGAAATACAGCTCCCTTGCCCATAACAGGCACACCATTACGCCTAGCGTCACGCTCATGTGGTAAGTAATCTCGTTCAAGTTGTAACCTCGTTGACATTAATAAAAAGGGCTCGCCCCAGGGATCATATTCAGGAACATCATCCCAACTTACACGTATGTGTTCATAACCATCTTCATGGTTCCAAAATTTACTTACAAGTCCGTTGAGACCTTTAAGCGGTGTGAAGCTACAAAGAACTTGACCTTGTGTAGTAGCAGTACGGGTAACAATTTCACTAAAGAAGTCATCAGGCGGTTGCTCATCAAATACTGCCAAGTTGAGTTTAAATCCCTGCATCTGTCTGACTTCTTGGGTGTAGTTAGCAAAAAGCAAATAGCTGTTAGACCCGCTAGTGTGACGTATCTCAACGCCAATGCAATTAGCACCATCGCTACGCATAGTATCAAACACAATACAGTCGCGGGGTATAGCACCAGTGCCAATATTTGTTTTAATTTTAACATCGTTAGTGCCCAGCAATTCGTTTTGCAATACCAATGCTACCTGACTCCAACCCTCACCTGCCACCATAGCGGTTATGGGTTTGTCAAAGCG